CTGTATCCGTGCCACTTGTTACCGTGATTACTGGCGCTGGATTCACCCCGATTCCATTTACGGTGATAGTCAGTTCACGAGAGTCAGTGGCCCCGTGCTGATCGGTGACAGTCCAATTGGCAACAACATTCCGGGAATCACCTTGCCAAAGGTCGGCATACGCCTGGTTGTTCCAATCGAAGGTGTAAGTCCCATTTGTCGCCAGAGTCAGTCCAGCGACAGGCGCATCGAGGGTGAATGTCAGAACCGAATTTTGATCGACATCAGTCGCCGCGAGAGAACCAGAGGTGATACTCGAAAACCGATCCTCGAGTCTAGCCAAGTCCCCTACAAATACTTGACTAGTAGTATCGATAAAGTAGCCAAACGTTACAGAAAAGAGGGATTGTAATTCAGGGTCGACGTAATTGATATCAAGTGTGTGTGGTGATGTCATTAATAATTCCAACCCACCAAAAGTAAAGAAAAACAACCTCTCTAATTCACTGATTCTAATTTCATTATGCGATTCAAAAGCCGAATTGAACCTCAAATTCCCCCCCATTGTAAAAGCACCATCGAGAATATCTAACTGATTTTCGAGGTAATCCACAAGCTCCGGAGAAAATTGTGGCGAGCTCAATTTGAAATTCTCCCGATTAAGCGGCATGTCCAAGTCGATCATATCTCCATCTCTCCATTCAGACTCATCAGGAAGTGTGATCGTCGCAGTCACCCCAATACCACCCAAATCCATATCCAAGACCAAGGTTTTTCCGGAGGCCACCAGGCCTTTGGATCTCTCAACTGAAGCGTCTACTCCAACCGGCGCAAAGTTACCATCACCAACCGTGATGGTTCTAGTCGCTGTTCCAACATTTCCCGCTGCGTCTGTCGCAGTGTACGTAATCGTATAAGTTCCAGCGGTGTTCGCATCCACCGTGCCAGAAGCAGTAACTGTTTCACCGGTATCAGCGGTGGCTCCAGCATCCGCCCAAGTTCCCCCAGCTTCAATCGTGTCAGTGCCACTTGTAACCGTGATCACTGGCGCGGTTATATCCACTACAGTAACCGTTCTTGTATCTGTTCCAGCATTTCCCGCTGCGTCTGTCGCAGTGTAGGTAATCGTGTAAGTTCCAACAACACTCGTATTCACTGTTCCTGAAGCGGTAACTGTTTCGCCTGTATCGGCGGTTGCTCCAGGATCTACCCAAGTCGCACCCTGCTCTACGATGTTACCATCAAGTATAGCCACTTCATGTGGAATCCCTCCAGTATAATCGCCCGTGTAGGAACCAGAGTTGGAACTGACTCGGCTTAATTTGAATGTTGATTTTACATCAAAAATTGCCGAACCAGACCGATTGGAGAAATAATACAACTGGTTTGTGACCTCATCTCTTTGATTTGTATTTAAGTTATAAAATTTTCCACCAGAATTGTTGTAAAAATACTCGTATTGATTAGAGCTCCGAACGAGTCCCTCATTCACAAATACTCCATAATTGTTGATTGTCGTTTGATTATCAGTGTTGCCCCTAAGGAAAACAATTCCCTTATTATGAACATTTGCGGATATATTAAGTTGCTTATTAGTTTTAATGAATAATGTTTCATTACTTTCAATAATAAGATCTTCGGTCAAATCAATATTACTTACTAAAGTATAATTTCCGTTCCCATCATCTGTTAAAGATCCGCCAACCAAATCAGCCAATCTATTGGCAGCGACAGCTAATGTAATCACTGGCGCTTCTTCATCTGATGGTGGCGTAACTGTTAGTGTGAAATTCTTTTCATAACTTTCACCTCCTAAATCAGTAACCTGAATAAGTATGCTATACGAAGATTTCGTTGAATAATTGGGACTATCATTCATTATTAGTTCGTTGCCATTTATTGTAAAACTGCTATTATCAGGATATTCTGTTCCAGAAACCAAACTGTAGGTAGGTAATACGTCAACAACAGCGCGGATCAATAGCCGATACCAGCTGCTGCTACCTGGTTTGATACGATATTCATAGCCATTCGTCTCCCACATCGTTGTGGAGTCTTTCATCATGCCAGCATTCAACACATAGTGCTTGGTGGCCCAGGCTTTGCTTTCAGTACAAAGGCGCCAAACATCCCAGTAGTATGGCGCGATGACGTTATCTACTATGTCTTGGTTGTCCGGCGCTACCGCGAAGCCTGCGGGCATAGTTGTGTATGTCTGCTCTGCGCTGCTGGATTGTCCAGTGCCGTTTACGTCGGCATCTAGGAGGGTTCGATATTTATAACCATTATAGATTACGTATTTATCATATGCTATACTTGTATCTGTATATGATATAGCTGCTACTGTTGGGTAAGCTGGGATACTTTCATTAATAAGAAGTGATGAGAGACTTATACTTGTAGGAGCTTGATTTACTCTTAATGTAAAGGACTTTTCATAAGTAAAGTTTGATGAATCATGGTCAGTCTTAATACGTATGCTATACGAAGATTTAGTTGCATAATCAGGACTACCAATTATTCCAAGCTCGTTGCCGTCTATTGTAAAACTGGTGTTATCATCATCACCCGTTCCGTCTACCAAACTATAACTATATGTACCACCTGAAATTGATTGTTTAGTTGATATGGTTGCTACTGTTGTGTTAGCTGGGATACTTTCATTAATAATTTTTGGTGAAATATCGAGATGCATTATATACGTATCAGCGTTATCTGTTGCAAAATTATTACTAAAAGTAACATTGTCTTCTAAGTTAATATTTCCCGTTTCATATACAAAGATGGCACCACCAACGCCTTGACCAGCTGCTCCCCTTGCAGATCCATCGCCACCAGACCCGCCTTCAGCAACTGACCCGGTAAACGTACTATTTGATAGCGTTACATTACCCGATTTAATAAATAGCGCTCCTCCCAAGCCTGCACCACCTCCACCTCCACCTCCATCACCTCTTCCTTGATCGTTGACCGTCTTAGTCTGCCCCTCACTTCCCGCACCACCAAATAAACCCGCTTGTCCTGCAGGGCCGGCGCTGATATTGGAAATTCTATCTTGGGCCAAGGAGTAAATCCACACACCCGTGGCACCTCCACCGCCTCCACCACCAAAACCGCCTGCCCCTCCATATGGGTTGTTCTCTCCATAATCAAGCGCACCACTCCCACCTCCCCCAAAACCTCCTGCGTTGCCTTGATAGTCATTTCCCCAAGTTACACGAATACCGCCGCTTCCAAAGTTACTGCTACCGCCTGCTCCAGCATAATCGATGGTAGTGGAAGAACCAACCGGTGTAGTAGAGTTGCCCCCATTACCCCCTTTGGCTTTGTTGTCTATAAATTCAACCCCGTTAATCAAAACATTGCCACCTGAAACAGCAATAGCACCTCCCATTCCCGCACCGCCGCCGCCTGCACCGTGTCCCAACACACGACCCGGCCTCTCACCCTCTCCACCTTGGGCTAAACCGTTCTTTAAAGTTAAGCTCTTAATCTCTACATCGCCACTCGTAATCTTGAATATGCTCGTTGTATTACCACCACTAATCGTCACCACATTCTCACCACCGTTAATCACGATGTCTTTGTTGTCAATAGTGATGGGAGTGTTCAGCAAGATTTCCATCCCGTCGCCAAACTCAATTGTATCCCCTGTCGCAGCATCCGCTATCGCTTGACGCAACGATCCCTCCCCATCATTAACGTCGAGGCTCACGATATGGACAGTACCCAACAAACCCATCCATTTATTTATTTCTTCAGTAAAATATATCTCTTTCACGTTCACGCCGTCCGATTCTAAAACCCAATCGCCGCCAGCTTTTAAATTCCCAGTATTGTCATCCGAGGCTCTAAATTGTTTGGACGTTTTTTCTTCTAAATGTTTTAATGTGTTTTTCCACACTTCGTTTTTCAATGTCGAACATCCTAAGTAGTCGACTGTCGACGTGTCAAATTTATTCCAGAAATTTACGAGCGCGTCCTTGTCGCTCGCCAGGTCGTACGTTACGTCCGGTGTAATAGAGTGAGTTTCCGGCGCTTGGTAATGCGCGAAATACGCCACGGACTTGTACGTCTTCTCTTTGACATGATTTAACAAAGATTCTTCGGTAGTGTCCGAATCGACTAAAAATATTTCCGTGCTGTCGTTAATAGAATTTTCAATTAAATCAACGTTTTTCACGTTTTTTCCGATAATTATTAAATTATCCAATGTCATTATATATTTCACTATTATTTTATTTTTATACAAAAAAAATAATTTTACTCATACTTCAAATAAATGTAATGTGAAAAGTAAAGAATGTTTTCATATAAAGTGTAAAATGGTCAGAGAAGTAAATAGTTCCTAAATTTTTCAAATCGTCTAAAATAAATTAAATAACCAGCTCAATCCTAATTTTTTCCTTTAATCTATTCTCATCCATAAATGAGAATAGTTTAAAATTTTGTGATGAGTTATTATCTTTATCATGACGACTTGTAAAACGATTTACCATTTTTAATTCGGGTATATAAACCATGTATTGATATAAAGCATCATTTCTTACCAATTTATCAAATATAAATCCAATGTGTATTTTATCCATAATTGTTTTATCAGTTGTACAAATTTTCAATAAAGAACAGTCATTTTGAACTTTCCTGATAGACCGCATAGTAGTATTTATATATTCAAACGACTCGTCATTCGTCCACTTATCATAAAATTTTCTAGATGTTGTGGAAAAATTAAATAAAGATTTTTCGTCTTGGATTTCCATTATATTTAATAAATCAACCAATCTTCTAATAGGCGAAGTAATATGTATATAAGCGTCAAACTTTAAAATTTCATGTCGTTCAATATTTTTATATTTCACATAAGAACCACCGAAACTGTTCCACATTTTTAGAAATTTACTTACTTTTTCTGGGATGTTTTCTGGTGTTTTATATGTTTTATCTAATTTTACGGACCTAAATATGCCTTTTTTACTTTTGATAAATTCATTTGCAGTCAAATAATTCATTAAAATCATCATATAAGCCACTAAATCATGACTACTATCAATATGGTCTACATATTTATTTTTCTTATTTAAATTTTTTATTAAAACCATCGCATCTTTAAAAACCGAATTATTTTTCATTTCATCTGTTTCGTATCTTAAATTTTTATCTACTATAATCGATGTGTTTTTGTATTCTATATTTTTAATGTCAAATGTTTTTTTATCAATACATATATCCAATGTAAAAGCAAATCGCGTTCTTTTTTCTTGAAGACTACATAACGCGTCAGATAATATAGTAGGCAACATGGGTCTTTTTCTATCAGGTAAATAAATAGTAGCAATCCGTTGTGAAAAGGAATCCCACAAACCCAAAGCATCCATCCAGAAGGATACATTCGATATGTAGATACTTAACATAACAGTGTCGTCATCAATATTTTCTAATCCGAACGCATCGTCAAAATCTTTACTATCTTTTGGGTCTATTGATATTATTTTGTAATTTCTACGATCAACAATATCATAGTCAGCCATAATCTTATCAATAAAATGCGACTCTGATTTAGATTTTAGCTCGCGCATTGTTTTTTTTGTAAAATCCTGAATAGACGCGTATAAACTTTTACAATAAAGTTGATACTCATAAAAATTATCCAATATTGTAACACAACCTAAGACATTTGTCAATCTTCCTTCAGGGTGTTTATTAATCCAATTATCAAACCTAAAAACAACATACTTATTATACAGTTTTTTATTAAAATTAATTTTTAAAGTATAAGGGACCAGAAATTCAGGCATTCGTCTATCATCGGGAATACAACGATACAGTGGTCGGCCTTTTTTTGTTTTGCCATATATATTGTTGCCTTCCAAAACTAAGATGGCAGGTATTGTTAGCATCGATCTGAGCGATGAATGTAATATATTTATAATATTAGATTTATCACTTATTAATTCAAAAACATCTTGATTAAATAATTTATTTTCTATAGGATTTATGTTTAAATCAATATTTTTTCCTGTTAATGAATTCATAATTTCAAATTTATCATATCGTCTATCTTCCACACTGATACGATAGGAATTATTTGGATCACTCATTTGTTTTAAATGTATTTGCTTTTATAATATAAATTTCAATTTAATATTTGTATATAATAATATTAATGAACGATAAAATAAATAATGACCATAATACTATGTCATATGAAAATAAAGAATTCAATAATAATACGAAACAATTAAATTTATTAACAAATGAGATCGCTTATTTATATGATATAATTCAAACACAAAATGAAAAAATAATTGATTTAGAAATAAGTATAGAAAAATTAAAACATAATACAGAGACTATAAAAACTAATTTAAAAAGAACTGATTCGCTAAGAATAAAAAATTTACGATCCATACAAAAATTACAAAAATAATATAATATATTTTATCATATTATTTAGAGTCAAATACATTATTGCTGTTATTCCGGAATTTCATATTTAATATTCCATTCATCCGCCCAATCCATCTCATATTCTTCTAATTCTTCGCCGCGTTTAATCTTTGATTTTATACTTTTCTTATTTTTTTTTATTTCTTGTCGCGTCATTTCTTCAACACTTTTGGCATGTTTTTTATTATTTATTTTGTTACCAGCCGCATCAAACATTTCATCTTGGCCTTCTATTTGAAGAATTTCTTGTTCCGCCGCATATTTTTCCCATTCTGGGTCGCCTTTAATATCGCATTTATTATTAGCAACAACCCAAGTAACTTTAGTAGTCGCGTCTGCGAATTCTTTATTATGCGTAATTAATACTACACCACCTTCAAATTCATCAATGGCATTGGCTAATGCGCCAAGAGAATCTCTATCCAAATAATTTGTAGGCTCATCCAATATGATCAAATGAGGACAACACCAAGTACAAGCGGCCAATACAACTTTAACTTTTTGCCCACCACTCAAATCTTTAATTCTAGAATGTGTCGCGGCTTCAGACTCTAAACCCACATTCCCAAGATGCTCTTCAACGTTTCTCGACGTTAACGGTTTCCCTTGTTGTTGCGACGCGGCTAATTTTATATCTAAAAGTTTAATTAATTTAATAAACCCGCGTTTTATTAAAGATTCGCGTGAATACCAAGAATTAAAATCCATTGTTTTACCTTTCCATTTTACTTCATAATGGTATTCTTTCTTTACCTTTCTTCTTGCCATTAATTTCTCAACGACGCGTTTTTCTTTCATTAAAGAACCAGATTCTTCGTCTTTCCAAGAAACTTCAAACGGTTTTTCCATGATTTTCTGTTCTTCAGGAGTTATAATAGCTGTAGACTTGGCGCGCGCTTCTTTATCTTGCCCGCCTTCATATCTCCATCTTATATATTCGTTTGGTGATTTTTCCAGATGTTGTTCAATGTGGTGGAAAGCGTGCTGGGCAACATAAGCAAAACGACAATTTGGATGTTTATATACCGACCCAACAGTTGGTTTCATTTCCCCTGTTAACAATTTAATCATTGTTGATTTGCCAGCACCATTGGCGCCAACAATCGCAACTCTAGAAGCCATTGAACATTTTACGGAAACATTATTAAGCTGATTCTTCTCGGCCGAAGGGTATTTAAATGAACAATTGGTCATAGTTAATATTGGAGTACCTTTTGTTTTAACACCATCTAACAGCGAAGGTTGTGGAAATTTAAACTGAATCCTAGTAGACCCTAATTCAAAATATGATTTTGCTTCTGGAAATCTCTCTACAAAATCCGATATATTTCCTTTGTAAGTGTGTAATTTTAAATCTTTAAAATGAATTATATGATCAACTGTCTTATCTAAAAATGCAGAATCATGCGATACAATTAAACATGTGACATTTGGTAGACTTTGGATATAATCAACGACCCACTGAACATTTAATACATCTAAATGATTTGTTGGTTCATCCATTAACATGATATCCGCATTTTCCAAAGTAGCCCTAATCAAAGCTAATTTCATTTTCCAACCTCCAGATAATTGAGTAATTAATCCATCACACATAACTTGTGTAAACCCGCCATCTAATAAAGCTTTTTCTGCTTCCTGTAAAGATAATTCAATCCCAAATCCTATAGAATCCGTTAAAAATTCAGAAACCTTCATTTGAAGTTGCGAACCTTGTATATCATTTTCAATAAAAATACTTCTCACACCGTCACTTGAAACCGGAAATCCCTCTACCTGTCCATTTGAAATAGCTCTCATCATTGTTGTTTTACCAGCACTTTTCTCCGAAATAATGCCATATTTAAAACCTTTTTTTAAATGAAGTCTTGAATTATTTAAAAGAATTTTAGAACCATACGCTAATGAAAATTGTAAATCGCATAAATCAGGAATGCTTTCATCTTCTTCGTCATTATGTGAACCGTGTTGTGTATTTTCTGAAATCATATTACCAGATAATAATAAACATTTTTTATGAAGATTGTCTACTAAAATTTCAATTGTATTTTCGTTTAAATGTATTTTCAAAATAGGTTTTAAAACATTTTCCCAATCCGCTTTATTTAAATTATTACTATAATTAACCATGGATGAGGAAACTTTTGAAACTAATATTTTATTTTGTTCTGAAATTTTATCTTCTACTACCAATTGGATTGTTTCCAATAAAACATTAAAATCTAATGACCATTTGGTATTACTTTTTTTCGATGACACACGTCGTAAAACTTCACTAGCCGCTTCAAAACGGCCACGACATTCTGGATCGGAAATTGTTTTCACACCATTTTCTAATAATGGAGCCAAAACGGGCATAAATGGCTCCACATCTTCAGCATTTTTAACTAATTTTGCCATATTTTCTGTAATTACCGCACATTTACGACGAATGGCTGTTTTTTTATCATTGAAACCACGTTTTAACAAAGGAACCGTGATAGACAATGCTGATGCTGTCACTGTTTGAACAAAGGTAGTTCCGGCCAAAGAATAAATACAATCGGATACTGTATCGGGGTCTGCTATTGCGTCAACAAGCTTAGGTATAAAGGGTTTTAAATCAATATTGTCAATCGCATCGCAAATATCTTCTAATGTTTCAGCCGCCTGTTTTTTAACTTGTTTTTTCACGTCCCACATTAATCGGCTAATAACAGGAACCAATATTATTAACATGGATTCTATTTCTCTTGGTGCTATTTCCGCTGCTTTCGATAAGATTTTCAAAGATATTACCTTAGTTTGCCATCTAGATAATGGCGAAAGACCCGCTTTTTTTCCTAAGATAAAATTTTCTACAAATACAGGTATTATTTCGGGAGCAATTAAATCGAACAAAGTAAAAACGCATTTCTCAGAAAGTTGTCTAATTTCTTCGCTTTTTTTATCACCAGTTAATTGTAGTAATTCATCCGCTAAATTAAATAGGTTATATTTAAGTTCGGGTTTTTTTACTATCAATTGTGTCATTATTTTAATCCCGATAAGTCTTTTTTCCTTGTTTTTGTCTGTCAAATAATTATTTTTGATATGTGATATTAAATCATAATTATACAAATCTTCCATATTAATATTATCCAATATTGTAGAAATTCCATCGTTTTTTATTTCTTTTTCCAATCTATCTAAAAATTGGTTTAATTTTTGTTCTAATAAATGCGTATCATTTTCATTTATTATTGAAATCATTTAGATATAATAACATCAGTTTTTTTTAAATACAAATTTATTTTATTATAAATTTGTATAAACTTTTTGCGAAGTTAAATATTAAAAGATGTATATTAAAAAAAATTATGTTGAATAATATAAAAAAATATGGCAAATGTTGAAAATGTTCCTTTTGCTTTTATTTGCGCAGAATTATCAGTTAAAAATAAGTAAAACTCATGTAAACCAAAAAAGTGGCGACAACAATTACACCCATTAACAAAGCATGTACAATTATAAACTTTACAGAATACCAATCTAAGAAATATAGGATTAAACGGCTGCGCAAATCGCATGATGGACACGGTAATGAACAATTTTGTTCCGTTTTAAATCTTCATGGGTGTAAAGGTATTTTCATAATTATTATCATTTTGTTACGTGGTTATAGGTCTAAACATTTTATATTTTTATATATTTTTATATATTTTTTTTATATAATTTATAAAAAAACTTATCTTCCAAAAAACGTTATTTTAATAATATATAATTATATAAAATGAACATCGTCAATAATTATGAAGATATATTAACACAATCTTTAGGTATAATAGACGGCTTATTTTTACTTTTGCTTGCTGTCTCGGGTAATTTTATTGCTGAAACTTTTGGTTGCCAAACCCAAGAACTATTATCTGAAAGCATTATGGCAAAACAAATAATGACATTTTTCATTATATTTTTTACAATCAGTTACTCAAATAGTGATACAGAAAATCCCACAACTAAATTAATTAAATCTTCAATCGTGTACATTTTTTTCTTGCTTTTTACCAAAATGAATATTTTTCCAACCGTTGTGGTATTGTTTTTACTAATGGGTTTATATATTTCAAATAATTATAAAAAATTTTTTATTTCAACATTTAATAAAAAAAAATCAAATAAAAACTTAGTTTCACACCAAGATAAAATTAAAAATATCACAAAAATTCAGAAAATTTTAATTATAGGAGTTGCTATTGTAATTTCAATGGGTTTTTTTAATTATTATAAAGAAAAACAAATAGAATACAAAAAATCATTTGAATTTAGCAAATTTATTTTTGGAGTTGTTAAATGTAAAAAAATGGAATAAATTATTAAATTATAATAAAATTTAATAATTTTATCAGATACGTTTTTTATAACTTTTTCGCAATGTCTAATTTAACATTTTGTTTTTGCAACAATCCCATACATAATTGTGGAAGAATTGATATAGTATTCATATAAGTTCTATATTTAAAATGACATATACTTGAAAGTTCGACAAATTCAATACTATACCACCAATATGCGGGTATATATATCATTTGACCTGGTAAAAGCTGTATATCTAAAACTTTTACTTTGTCAAACTCTTTTTTAAATTCGGGTTGTATTTTCCATGGATTTACTTGAGATCTAAATTCAAAATTTTCATAATCTTTAATTGTATTTAAATACCTAGAACTAGAAGGGGGTATTAATTTTAAATTAATTTTTCCACTAGTTAAATACAAATAATTTCTATAATTTAGATTATACCTTAAGGGAGTCTGACAAGAAACGGAACCTGTCATAATGTCATATAAACAATTTGATACGAAAGAAGGTCTCAAGAAACCATCGTTGTGTTTGTATATCTTTACCAATCCTGTTTCTTTTAAAAAATCTGTATTATTTTCCGATATATAACATTTATTGTTTCCATTTTGAAAAAGTTCAACAGCTTCTTTAAATATGAATGGTAAATACATTTGTTTTGTTTCATCATTATCTTCATTAATGTTTCGCAATTTAATATCAAAAGCACCATATAAATCCTCAATGTAAGATAAATCACATTTTTCTATGATTTCTTTATTATAATAATCAAAAATTACAGGTTGTCTTAAATCACATAACTCTTCTAATTTTTCTTTTGTTGGATTATCAATTGTATATATTTCTAAATCATTGCCAACTTTATTTTGATAATGAATATGTAAATAAAAATATAATACTATGAAAAATATGAAAATAGTCAAAAAAATATTCATTGCTTATATGTATTTTAGAAATGAAAACGTATATTTTTCGTTAAAACGACTAGTCATCTTGAATTTTAGGCGCTATAAAGAATCTACAGTATGATTCTGCTTCTGTTTCACTATCAATGGTTGTGTCATCCAAATTATACTGTATTTTCATAGGATATTGTTCGCTACAGTGAATTTGTATTTCATTGTTTAGCTTTGAAAATCCACATATTTTATCTAAAAATCCCAGAGTATAATAAATATCCAAATTACAGTCTTCTTCTAAACCCAGATAAATAATGTCATCTTCTTTTACAGAAGCTGTCATCTTTCCCAAAGTACCCTGAGCTATCATTTGAATGGTTTCTTCATTACATTTAAAATTAATAGTATCATTGAAAATTGCGGTCTCCTTTATTAATTCACTAAATACATTTGAATCAAATCCTATATCCGCTTCATATTCTACGTCTGGTATTTCTAGATCATTGTCATCTAACTCAATTCTTGATAATTCAAATATCTTACTGATCTGATTTTCTCCTTCAAACATAATAGTTATGTTATCATCTTGAGGAGTGGCTTTCATGGAAATATATTGACCGTTATTAGAACAATTGATAATTTTAAAGAAAGTTTCACAGTGAATTCCAAATGTATCTTTTTCAATAACATTATATTCGTCAAACCATTGTTTTTTCATCTCCAATTCAAACAATAAAGCATGTGTACTATCCATACCTTGCATATATAGTTTTTCTTCCGTAACAACCATGTTAATTTCATCAATGAGATTTTTTAAATTTTTGAAAATCTCTGTAAATTTTAATACTTTTTCCGGGGTTTTTAATGTAATTTTCATTTTATTTAGTTATTATTATTTAAATAATATAATAACTAAATCAATTTTATGATTATTGTGCTGATGTATTTGCTTCCACATCCTCATCGGTTTCTTCAATGTCCAAGGTAATATTATTAGATTTTTTATCTTCTGGTTTTTTTTCTAAAGTTTCTATTTTATTCATTAATTCTTCGACTTTTTCCTCAAGTAATCTAAATTTTTCGGTCATAACAGCTAATTTAGTTGGAAATGTTCTTGTTGCGGTCGCTAATTTTTTTGTATCCGCGGATGATTTATTTGATTTTGTCATTGCTTTGGCAAATTCAGCACTAAAATCAGATAAACTTTTTCCATTTTTTTCCATATTATTAGTTACAATAATAGAATGTTCTTCTAAAGTTTCAACCCTTTTTTCTAAATCTCCGCTGTCTTCATCACTTGATTGTCTATTTCCCATTTCTTTTGATCTGATAAAATTATCAATGCGATTTAATCTTGTTTCGTGAAAATTAACGATTTGTGTCATCTGTTGCCAGCCATTTCCTTCCAATTGTCGTGGTTTTGATGTTTTTCTACTATTGTTCATTTATAACATATATTATTTGTTTTTTTTATAATATTAAACGAAAAACTACTCAATCATATTCATCTTAATATTTGGATGATGTTTATAATTTAAAATTTCTATATCGTTTTTAGTATAGTGATTTATATTATCATGTTTGTTTTTTATATATATTTTAGGAAAATTAAAAGGGTTATTGCGTATTTGTTTTTTTAAAGCCTCTTCATGCGATTCATAAATATGGGCATCACCTATAAAATGAACAAATTTTTTTGCTTTTAAATCACAGTGTTTTGCTAAAATATGTGTTAAAAAGCTATATGAAGCAATATTAAAAGGTATCCCTAGTCCTATATCACCACTTCTCTGATATAAAGCACAAGACAACTCATTTTCATTATTAACACTAAATTGTGTTAAAACGTGACACGGGGGAAGCGCCATTTCATTTAATTGATTTGGGTTCCAAGCCGACATTACTAATCTTCTAGAAAATTTTTCGGTTGGATCTTTTAAAGATTTAATTATATTTTCTAATTGATCAACACCCTGTCCACTATAATCATCGTGACACGACCCGTATTTAGCATTAAAATATCGCCATTGGTGTCCGTAGATCGGGCCCAAATCATCTTCTTCATAATTTAAATTTCTCGAATCCAAAAAATCACGAGAAGCATTTTGATTCCAAATATTAACATTGTTTTTTTTTAAAATCTCATTATTGGTTTCTCCGTTTATGAACCAAAATAATTCTTTTAAACAAGTTTTCCAAGCTAATTTTTTTGTTGTTAAAATCGGAATTGTATTATCTTCTAAAGAAAACTCCATTGACATGCCGAAAATATTTTTTGTATTTCCATTTCTTCCATTTTTATTAGAACCATTTCTTAAAATATTCTGAATACTGTCTATATATTGAAATTCCGGATGTCTCGTTATTTGTTTTACACATCTTGTTAATTTCATTATAATTAATACTGTTAACTTTTTTTTAATTTCTTTGTATAATTCATATGGATATAACAAGAACCGTCATATCTCCTGAAAAAGATTTTATAAAACATGTTTTTTATTTTAGCGATGATCATAAATCTGATTTATTTAATACAATTCAATATTTAGTTATCGCTTTTTTTCCTGTTTTAATTATAAATCATTTGATAAATAAATTATATTTAGAATTTGGAACTCAAAACGATGAAAATGAGTTAAAAAAAACTTCTAGTTTTAAACTTTTAGTAGAAGTATTAAGCCATCTTTCATTAACAGTGGCATTATTGTATATAATTAATAAATTTATCACATATTTTCCTACATATAGTGGTAAAGAATACATTGAATTAAATATGATAGCGCCTGTATTATTCATGCTTTCTGTGACATTAGATGAATCAAAACATAAAAAAATACGGATTTTATTAAATAGGTTTGATAAAACTGTTTTTGATGACAACACCGATAACAGTCATCATCCTACAAAAAAAAAACCACATGTCACAATTAGTCAACCAATTTCAACTTCAATTCCTCCTCGTACAATGCCCACGCATCAAGAAAGCCGTGCTGATTACGTTGAAACACGCCAAAATCAAATGCCTCCACAACAAAGCTTATTAAGTACATCCAATCAATTATATGGTGGACCAACTACTAAATTAGTAAATGCTGATTTTGGAAATAACACTAATGGAAATTCGACCAAAGAAAATTTCGATGTAATGAGTGATTCGACTTTACTTTCGTCATTGAATACAAATATGGGAAATTTAATGAATGGTTCTTCCGAGCCAGCGGCGGCTAACGATGTTTTAGGTGGTTCATTTGGCTCTTCCTTCTAAAATAAACTATTATACACTTTCCGCCATTCTTCATTATAATATTTTTTGTCTTCGTTTATCACATAAGACCCAGTTGTTATAAAATCTTTCTTATTTTTGCCATTTTGTCTCCCCCGTAGTGTATGCATATCTATCGCGTAATCATCTATCGCCATATTTTGCCTGTCTTTAAAAACAATTTCATAAATAATATCTTTATCAAATTGTTTATCATATTTTTTCTTTAAAGTAGAAATTGTATTTTTTTTAGCACAATTATAAAACCAACCCTGTCTTTCTTGTAAATCAATATGTAAAGCTATATCAATACTTGCTGTTATAAATATAAATCGCTCATGTCTATTTTTTTTTTTAAATTCATGTAATTTATACAATAAACATTTTCTTAAAACTTTATTTTCTTTTATATTTTTTCTTGAAAGTAAATATTTCCATACCATATAAATATTTTCTTTACTTTTATATCTAAGTTCTGTTCCTTGTTTTTCTCCATTAAATATCAAAAACATCCACATAAAACACTCATCGTCTTTTTTTTCAAAACATTCTTTAAAACTATTAAAATAACTTGTATCATCCATATTTTCAATATTGTATTTTTTAGAAATTTTATTAAACAACTTGTTGTTTTTTTCTACATCCCAAAATGCTTTTATGTCTTCATTTCTACGTATCATTTTTGCTTTTGTCATTATTTTACAGATTTTATACAAACAACTAAAATCCAACCTTTCTGAATTTTCAAAATCATCAATATATTCTCTGATTAATAAATATTTTTCACACTCGGAAAATAATAATTCTTCGTCTAACATTATTATAATACGGTTTATTAAGTTTGTAATAATACTTTTTACCAAAAACTTACTATTTTGAGCAGGAAATATTGTAAAAATATAAATCTCTGCTACTACCCAAATCATTTTATCAAACTCACGCCTTCGTAAATATTTTTGAACAGCGCTTTTTAAAATATCCAAAGGATGACCGTAATAACTAACACTGTTTGATAAGGTTGTGTATTCTATTTTACTTTGTTTTTTATGTAAATATTTAATTATATTACGGTTTATCATTTTTAAATATTTTAAAATATTTAAAAATTAAATATAACTTTTGATTTCAATTTATTTTTTTAATAGAATTTTTTTTTTTACATAAGATAAAAAAAATATAAAAAAATTTAAAAAAAAATAAAAAAAATAAAAAAATTTAAAAAAAAATCAAAAAAATTGAAGTATTTTTTACCAAATAAGTAAAAACTATTAAAATAAACAACACAATAAAATAACAACAACAAAAAAAATGTCT